AAGACCTGGCAGAGTTGGCACTCTAACAGGAGGTAACAATGCGACGACGTACACCGCTCACCCGTTTCGGTCGTGGTAGCCGCGCTTCTCGTAAGCTCGGCGGCTCGTAAAACTCCTGATGGTACAGGAGAAATCAGGTGCCTAAAGAAGACACCCAATTCAAGAAAGGCAAGTCAGGAAACCCCGCAGGCAGACCGCCCGGGGTTTTCTCTTTGACCGAGGAAATGAAGAAGTACCTCACCGAAGAGGAGAGGGACGACGACGGCAAGCCGACCGGCAGGACGAACGCACGGGCTTTCATCGAACTCGTTGTAGAGAAGGCGGCAGAGGGTAACCCGGAAGCGCTCAAGCAGGTAATCAACCGGCTCGAAGGCCCAGTGCCCAGCGAGTCGAAGATCGACGTAACCAGCGCAGGCAAGCCGCTAGGCGTTGCGATGCTCACCGGCCTATCAGACGATGACCTCAAGCGTATTGCAAGCGGCGGCGAATGAAGAACTCGCGCGGCGGCGGTTCCAACGCGATCCCGAATGTTATGCCCGTGAAGTGCTTGGCGCGGCGTGGACTGACGATCAGGCTAAGCTGGCCCGGCTGCTACTTGAGCACAAACGGCTTTTCGTCCGTGCGTCTCACTCGGTTGGAAAGACCCATGTTGCGGGCGGCATCATCAATTGGTTTGTGGACTCGTTCGGCCCGTGCATCGCGCTAACAACGGCCCCAACAGAAGCCCAGGTAACCGAGACTCTTTGGAAAGAGGTCAGGGTTCAGCGCAAAGGCAGGCCGGGGTTATCGCCCAAGGCTCCGAGGATCGAACTCGCCCCGGACTGGTTCGCGGCGGGATACACAGCCAGAGACGCGACGGCGTTCCAGGGTAGGCACGCTGAGCGGGTGCTGATCGTGTTCGATGAATCGACCGGCGTTGATTCCTCGTTCTGGGATGCCGCCGAGGGCATGATGACCGGCGACGAGTGCTATTGGCTCGCCATCGGCAACCCTACCGATACCAGCTCTAGGGCCTACGAAGAGGACATGAGCGGGCGATGGCATACCGTCGTACTTTCGGCGCTGGATCATCCGAACATCAAGGCGGAACTCGAAGGGAATCCGCCTCCGTTCCCGGCGGCGGTGAGACTTGGATGGGTGCGCGAACGGCTTGAGCAATGGTGCGACCGGATACCCGAAGGCGACCAAACCGGGACCGATATCCTTGTAGAAGGTCAATGGTGGCGACCCGGCCCGCTATTCGAGTCCCGTGTTCTCGGCCGGTGGCCGACTCAGGGTGCAACGTCGGTATGGTCAGACGCGGCTTGGCAGTCGGCGCTAAAGGAAAAGTCCCCAAGCGGTCAACCCGAGGGCGGTTGCGATGTGGCGCGGTTCGGTGACGATGACACGTCCATCCATATCCGGCAAGGCCCGTGCAGCCTCCACCACGAAACGCACAACGGTTGGAGCACAAGCCAGACAGCCGGGCGGCTCAAAGAACTCTCGCGGCAGTTCAACCCGAACGAGCCGACCAAGATGCTTTGGAAGATCGATGACGATGGCGTCGGAGGCGGCGTCACCGATCAGAAGGGCGACTACAATTTTCAGCCTGTTTCGGGTGCGTCGGTCGCATTCGACAAAGAGGGCTACCCGAACCGAAGATCAGAACTCTGGTTCTCGGTTTCTCAGCGGGCGAAGGACGGAAACCTTGATATCTCTCGGCTCGACGAGCGCACCCGCGCAAGGCTAAGGCAACAGGCAATGGCCCCGACATGGAAGCTCGACAGCCAAGGCAGGCGCGTTGTGGAACCCAAGGACCAAACCAAGAAGCGACTCAAGCGAAGCCCGGACGACATGGACGCCATGAATTTGGCTTATGCGCCACCAAAGCCGGAACTCAAGTTTTACTGATGACACCACTCGATCTGTTTTGGTACGTGTTCGCGGTCATCGCGGGGGTTTCCCTTGGTTCGCTGATTGCGTTCGTGCCTTGGATTCTGTTTGCGGCCATCGTTGGCGCGGCCAAGTCAAAGACCCCGGCGAAGACTGAATAACGAATGGCTAGATTCTTTGACTGTGTGTTCGAGGGCGTCAAGGCCATGACAACCAGTGCGCCGACTTCGGTTGCACATCCTTACGACCTATCGGCCTACGCGAACATCTTCCCTGAGATCGCACGGGACTCGCGGTTTCGTCCGACGTGGAAGAACAGCACCGTCATGGCGGCGGTCAAGTACGTCGGTCGCATCTTCCCCGAGGCGCGTTGCTACATCGAGGTGCCTGGCAAGGATGGAATTTCAGCGGCGGTAGAGAACCACCCACTCACGAAGCTCTTGCGCAGGCCCAACCCGGGATACTCGGGGCGGCTCTTGTGGCAGGCGACTCTCGCGAGTCTGATGCTTGACGATAACGCCTATTGGCTGAAGGTGCGATCGAATTCGACGCGTCCCGCTGAACTGTGGTATCTGCCTCATCACCTGATGCGCGTGATTCGTGAGGGCTCGGACTATGTGACCGCCTACGAGTACCAAACCCAGGGCGGGCCGGTCTATTACAGGCCGAAGGATATCGTTCACTTCCGCGACGGCATCGACCCCGAATCGACTGGGCGAGGACTGCGGAAGATGGAAGCTCTCGGCGAAGAGATTCTTACCGACAACGAAGCCAGCGCCTACGCATGGTGGACGCTTCGCAATGTCGGCGTGAGCCCGTTCATGGTCTCGCCAAAGGGCGATTACAACATCAGCCCCGAGCAGGCCGACGAGCTGAAGCGGCGAATTCACGACGCGGGCCGGGACATGAACCGGGGCAAGCCCTTGGTCCCGAACGTCGCCATCGAGGTGAGCAAGCTCGGTTCGACCGTCGAAGAGATGGCGCTCGACAAGGTGCGCCGATGGCCGGTTGACAAGATTCTTTCTGTGATCGGCTTGAACGCGATGGTTTTGGGCCTTCCAAGCGAGAGCAAGACGTTCGCGAACATGAAGGAAGCGCGGGAGGCAGTGCAAGAAGAGTACATCTGCCCAACGCAGGCGCTTATCTCAGACACCATCGAAGGCTTCCTATTGCCCGATTTCAGCAACAACGCCGAAGAAAGGCTGGCATGGGATCTGTCCCGCGTTCGAGTGCTGCAGGAAGACCAGAACGCGCTATCGAAGCGAACTCTCGAAGAGTGGAAGCTAAGGGCCATCGACCGGGCCGAAACGCGCGGCAAGCTCGGGCACCGCGTCACCCCGGAAGATGAAGGAGTTTGGTACGAACCCGCAGCCGCGCCGGTGACTGATCCGAAGAACGAAGACGGCGACGAACCGGCGAAGTCTGACCCCGTGAAGGCGTGGGAACAGGCAATGGCTAAGAAGTGGCAGGAGCGGGCGGCATCGTAACCTATCCGTCGTACATCGAAATCAAGCGCTCAGGCCCCGGAAGCGAGTTGCTTACTGCGTTGCGCGACTTGGACGCTTTCACGTTTCGGGGCATCGAGGATGCGCTGGAAGCACTGCGCAAGACCGGCGATCTTGACGCCTTCGAGGAGTCGGTCATTGAGCATCTTCAAGAGGCGCACACGCGCGGGGTCGTGGTCGGTCGCAACTGGGCTGGAGACTTCGCACCGCGCGAACTAGACGACGAACTCTTTGCCGGTCGGGCTGTTGAGAAGGAACTGGTTTACCTTGAAGGCTTCATGCAGGATCTTCGGAGCGGTCGGTACGGCAACCCCGAAGACGGGTTCACGACGGGCGTCGATGCCCGGCTAAGGATGTACGGCAACAAGGTCGGCGGAACCATGAACGAGGTGTTCGTTTTGGCCTCTCCGGATACCGATTCGTTCAAGTGGATGATGCTGGCCGATGAGCATTGCGACGACTGCCCAAGGTGGGCGGCAGGTGGCCCGTACTCCAAGCAAGATTTACCGGCTCATCCTCGGGATGGCTCCAGCCAATGCCGCACTAATTGCCGCTGTGTATTGGTCAGGGAGTCGGACGGAATGCCCGGCCCTCCACCGTTTGGGCTAGGGCTCTAAAAGAAAACCAATGGAACATCTCTTCCTCGAACTCAAAAGCGCGAACATCTCCGACGCCGGTGAGCTCTCAGGCTACGGCAACGTGACCGGGAACCTCGACCGTGCGGGCGAGATCGTAATGCCGGGTGCCTATAAGAACCTTGACGAGTTCGTTCGATCAGGGTTTGGCGCGGTTGGTCACGACTGGAAACAGCCCGTCGCGATGATCGCAGAGGCCAGGGAAGACGCGAACGGGCTCTATGTCCGGATGCCCTTCCACACGACCCAAGAAGCCCAGGACTGCCGAAAGATCGTGCAAGAGCGGTTGGCGGCAGGCAAGACAGTGGGCCTCTCGATCGGCTACCGAGTCCTCGAAGACGAATGGAAGACCACGGAAGGCAGGCAGGTCCGGTACCTGAAGTCCCTAGAAGTTTATGAAGTTTCGGTAGTGACGGTACCCGCGAATCCTGCGGCTCTTGTCCTATCGGCGAAGGGTGGCAAGGTTGACATGCCGCTCGAAGATCACACGCTCTGCATGGTTGACGCGCTAGAGCAGTGGGTAGGCCGTTTGAAAGCAAGGTCGGACGACCGCGTAAAGGCCGGGAGGACTCTCTCCGGATCGACACGCGAATGCATGTCCCGCGCTTGCGAGGCGATGATGGAAGCCCACGCAAGGCTGAGCGAACTCATGGAGTCTACGGACAAACCCAAAGAGATCGACCAGGAACTTGCGGCGCTCCAGATTGCCGCGCTTACTCGCCAAGCTGCCCGGCGCGGCATGGCGCTCTAAATCCCAACAAGGAAACCAAACCAATGTCAACTACAATCGACGAGAAGATTGTGGGGCTTAACGCCCTGCATGACTCGAAGCAGGCCGAGGTCGATAAGCTGCTGGCAAAGCTCAATTCGGGCTCTGACACTGCGGCTGAAGACCTGGCAAACATCAAGAAGCTCCAAGACGAGCAGGTCGTCATCGAGGGCCAAGTCGAAGCGTTCAAGGGCATCTCCGACCGCAACAGCGCGGCGGCGGCGTTCAAGTCGAAAGCGGCGGGTTCCGCTAACGCAATCAACGCCGAGATGAAGCACTCGGGCGCTCGCATTCTTGGCGTTACTGAGGGCGGCGAGACCGTTATCGATACCGACTCAAAGGGCAAGACCATTGCCTACTCCAGCGGCGAGCACCTTCTGTCTGAAAAGCAGATGAAGGCTATCAGCGATGACAGCTACTTCAAGGCTTTCGACGCCTACGTTCGTCGCGCGGGCGATCTTGACCAACTCGACAGCATGGACCGAAAGATCCTTGCTGAAGGCACCGACACGGCGGGCGGCTACCTCGTTCCCGTTCAGATGCTTCGCGAACTCATCATGAAGAAACCGGCTCCGACGCGGGTTTCGGGTCGCGTTCGCCGCATCCCGGTCTCCTCGAAAGAGGTCGTGCTTCCGCGCGTTGTCTATTCCACGGACAACATCTATTCGACCGGCGTTCGTGTTACGCTCACCGGCGAACAGCCAGCGGCGGCAACTACTGCTCGTGTCACTGATCCGGTGTTCGGTCAGACCCGAATCAGCATCGGCACGTGGATGATGTCCATGCCGCTGACGAACGACCTGCTCGAAGATAGCTACTTCCCGCTTCTGGGTTGGGCTACTGAGCACTTCGGCGATACTGACCGGCTCCTTGAGGACAACCAGATCCTCAACGGCACCGGAATCGGCACACGTCCGCACGGCATCTTCAAGAATCCGGGCGGCACTGATGAACCGGCGGTCACGCTTTCGAGCACGGCCAACAACATCGACGCGACCCAGATTCGCCAGCTTCCCTACGATGTGCCCGAACAGTACATCAACGAGAACACGGCGTGGGTCTTCAACCGCGGTTCGGTCGGCAAGACCCTTGCAGGACTTGCGGGCGTGTCGGGCGAGTTCATCTTCCGGATGGGCGACTACGACAACGGCCTCGGCCAGCGCCACCCCGACTCCCTTGCGGGCGACCCAATCGTCTACTCGGCGTTCTGCGCGGACATCGCTGACGGCGCGTTCGTTGGCGTCTACGGCGACCTGAAGGGTTACTACCTGGCAAATCACACCGGCTTCTCGGTGAGGGTTCTCACTGAGATTTACGCCGAGACGAATCAGGTGGTCATGCTCGGTCGAAAGCGATTCGGCGGCGTTGTCGCTGAGCCGTTCCGGATGCGCGTTCTCAAGTCCGACAACGCATAAGGAGAAATGCACAAATGGAACGATTAGCAAAGAACGTTGAAATTCGCCGCATTGTCCCCGATGCGACTGCGGCCACGACCTTCATCCTTGCAGCGGGTACGAGCGATGTCAACACTGGCACGATCGACACCCGAGGCTACAACGAACTCACGATCATCTTCATGTCGGGCACTATGGCGGCATCGTCTTCGATTGATCTTGCCCTCCAGTATTCGGATAACGATTCGGACTGGACGGCGGTCACGAGCGGCACGACTGCCCAGGTGTCGGCAACGGATGACAACAAGGTCACCGTCGTCAATATCGCGGACCTGCAGCACCGGTACTACCGGCTCGCGGTTACCCGTGGAGACGGCGGAAACGCCACGATCGACGGCGTGATCGCGCTGCTGTCGAAGCCGGTTCAGGCTGGCGTGACGCAGGGTTCAACCGTTGATGACACTCTCATCATGACCAACGTCTAAGACCGACACTACGAAGGCCCCTGAACCAACCGGGGGCCTTGCTTCTTGATATCACTTATGAAACTACTCGAAGTCTCCGAAACACTCTACACGGTAGAGATGAATGACGGATCGAAGGTCCGATGCACTCCACGCGAGGCCCTTGAACTTGGCGGCTGGGACGCTGAAACTGAGGCGAAGCTAAAGCGGATTGCGCGCGACTCTCCGCACTCGGCAGAGGCCAAGGCTATCGCACGGGTCACGGCTGAAGATAAGGCCATCAAGCGGGCATCGGCAACAAAGGCCAAAGCCAAAGACGATTCTGAATAATGACAATCACTGGCGCTGATGTGGTGTCCCTGCTGGAGTCGATGGGGGTCGATGCCGACGAGCCAATGGCGGCAGCTGAACTCGAAGCGGCGGAGTTGTGGTGGCAGGACGCCACGAACTCGACCCCGTTCCTGTCGGCTTCAGGGTCTTGGACGTTCGAGCCTGAGGATGTCATGTTCGATGACGTGGCCGGGCTGTGGTACATCAAGACCCCGAACTACCTGCTCGCCATATCAGCGTTCACCGTCTCGGGGCAAGCGATGGTCGACGGGACCGATTACACGCTACTGCCGGACAACCGTACCCAAAAGACGCGGATCATGTTCACAGGCTCGCCCTGGGCCGCTGAGCGGGCCGCGATCGACCTCACCGTTACCCAAGGATGGGCCAGCGAATACCCCGCCGATGCAGGTCTAGCGATCATCAAGAAAGCGGCTGCCGAAATTCTGGCAACGGTTGACGACGATATCGGCGCGGGCGGTCGCTTGACTCAGGGGCCGGTGACGATCCAAGAGGGCAAGGAATCACGGTCTCAGCGGATGGTGAAGGCGGCAATGTCGGTAGCGGGTAAGTACCGCAGGTTTTAAGCTATGAAACTCCTTTCTTATGACCCTGAAGCGATGGTGCTTGAAGTCCAAATGCTCGGCGGGCGAATGACGCTCACCGC